TCACCGCCGATGGTGATGTATTCGCAAAGGCTAAAGGTATCAATGCAGGCCTCAAGCGACTGAAGCGCAACGGCTGGGTTGTTCACATGGATGCTGATATTTACCTACCACCTAAAACCCGCCGGGTCATCAGTAACCTACCGCTGGACAGCAGGAAGATCTACGGCTGTGATCGGCTGATGTGCCCCTCGGCCCAAGACTTTGCACGCTATCTCGATGCGCCAACTCCAATCCAGGAAGGCTGGGTATTTGTCCACCCAACTGCGTTTCCCGTTGGCGTGCGCATTGCGCAGTACATGGAGCCAGGTGGTGGGTACGTGCCCATCGGTTACTGGCAGATGTGGAACCCCAAGGGTTCAGGCACTCATTTCTATCCAGAGACGCACGGCACTGCAGCCCGCACCGATTTCCAGTTCGGTACTTCCTGGCCACGGGAAAGGCGCGAGCTGTTGCCTGAAGTGATCGCGATTCACCTGGAAAGCGCTCCAGGCATGGCACTGAACTGGGAAGGCCGCGTCACGCCGCCATTCATGGTGGGTGCGACCGCAACGACCGACCACCGGCCGATCACACCCAGTCGCGTGGCGTATCGGTGCGGTCGATGGTGGGTGCTGTGGCGCCTGATCCGTCGGCTGTTTCGCGCCCGGAAACCTGAAGCATGACGATTCCGACCCTGAACGCGCTGTGGCGGCCGAACGGCGGCAGCGTCATCGATGACCGCGAGCTGATTCGAGAATATGCGCTGTGGCCGCTGTCGGAATACAACCTGACGCAGCTCACCGCGACGATGAACCGCATCGCGCAGGTGTCGCCTGCAGCGGTTACCTCAGTGCAGGGGTGGATTGATGAGATCGAGACGCTGGAGCAGAACTGGGCGGATCAGGTTGAGGACGGCACCGCACACCTCGGCAACGTGGAGTCATACGAAGGCCCCACGCCTGGCACCACGCTGACCCGCCAGGACCGGCAGACCAAGGCCGATGTCCTGGAGTGGGACAGCTCGCTGCTGAAGGTGAAGTACCAGGCCGGTCGCCGTAGTGACTCGACTGCTGGTGGTGTGCTCCACGCCCGCGTGGACAAGCTGAAGGCGAAGGTGTTTCAAACCCTCGGGATCAAGCCCTACGACGGCGACGGCGGCAGCGGTTCCAGGTTGGTTCGGAGCTGACACCGTGGCGACGGATTTCTACGACTACGCCAACCTCCGCCTGCTGATCCCGCAGCCGGCAGCGATCCCCGCCAACCTTCGCGCCGGCATGCCCGCGGCTACCGCATCGTGGGTGGTGGAGTGCTTCGCCAAGGGCGAGAACACCGACGCGCCAGGGTTGCCCAGCATCGACCCTCGGCGCCGCGTACTGGCCGGATACATCACCGCGTGGGCTGTGCTCCCTGCCAACACGTCCTGGCTCGCTGCACAGTCGGCGCTCACCTGGACTGACACCGGCCTGGCCCCTGCAGGCCTGCTGCCCGGTGCATCCGGCCGTGGGTTCCTCGGTGTGCTGCCCGACCTGCCGACGATCACCAACAACGGCCAGCAGGGCGAGGCCACCATCCTGGCGCTGGCCGACCCGTACGGCCCTGGTGGCATCGGTGCTGAGCTGCGCCAACAGCTAGGCGACCGCATTCGAGTAGAGCTGCAGGTGGCGGGATGAGCATCAAGGCCACGGTCACCCAGACCACCAGCCTGCAGGCCATGGCGGAGGCTGCGGCCAGGCAGGCGACGGAGTTTGTGATGGAGGAGCTGGCAGCGGCGTTCCAGGCGTCGTTTGACGCCAACGCCTGGAACTGGCCGCGCAGCCTGCCAACCCGGAACCTGAACGGCGACACGCTCAAGGAACGTGCTGCCAGCTACCGCAGGGGAGAGGGCATCACCCCGCCCAACCCGCGCAACATTGTGGATGGTGGCAACCTCCGCCAAACCGACAGCTGGTGGATGAGCGGGCCATACGAGGCCACGTTCAAGTGGTCCGCCGAGTACGCCACCTTAATCCATGAGGGCGGCAGCATCAAGCCCTGGGGCAATGACAACGCCCAGCGTGTCATCATCCCCGCCCGCCCCTGGACCCGCGCCGTGCTGGGGCAGGAGAACGTCTCCGGCATCCGCGTCTACAACGTCGGCGATCGACTCCGCAGCGTCTGGCTGGGCAAGCTGCGCCGCTGACCCCGGAAACCTAAGCCACCCCCACCACCGGCCCCGTGCCTAACCTCCCCTTCGTTGTCGCACCAAAGCGGCAGACCGAAATCGTCGAGGCCACCGTCAACGGCGAAACCTGTTCCATCGAGTTTCCCGTTTTCGGTTCGATCTCCAGCGGCGAGGAAATCGACATCGCCGACTACGCCTATCAGGCTGTGGTCTACCGCGAATCATCCCGCTTGGCAGATGCACTGATCACCGCCGGTAGCGAAGAAACCGAAGCGCAGCGCATCGCAATTCGCATCGTCTCCACACGCATGGGCATCCCCCTGCCACTGGAGCCCGCCGAGCAACGCGCCATGCTCCACCATGCTGCCCTGGTGGCCGAAGTGCAGATCGAACTCACCAAGGCACACCTCCAGCTGCAGACCCGCACCTGCACCGCTGCCATCCGTCACCGCATCGCTGGCATGGATGCCTGGACCGATGCCGACACCGATCCGCTCCCCACACCACTGAAGGCTGCCATCTGCGACTTCATCGACCGTGAGCGCAACGGCCGCCAGCCGCCTAAGTCCCCCGAGGAACTCGTTGAAGGGATGGTTGAGACGCTGGGAAAGCTCGCGCCGGATCCATCACCTTCGAGCCCACCGACTGGACCAGCGCCTACTGGCGATGCAAACGCCTCTGGCCTGCTGCCGCCGAGTTCAGCCCCGACACCTTCGGCCGCCTCAGCATCGACTACATCACGGAAGCGATCGAGGAAGGTGAGCGCTGGCTGATGCAGCAGCTGCACTGGCAGGAAGCACCCATCGCATTCCTCCATCAGCGCCTCGTTGCCTGCCATGCCTCTGAGCGCTCGGCTATCCCCAAGCTCGAGGATCTCTACCTGTTCCGCCAGCAGGAACCAGGCGATCGACCGCCCGTTGATGCCGGTGCTGCCATGCTCCAGCTGATCGCTGATCGCGAATTCCCCAGCTTCGCGCTGGCGTTCTACGAACCGCTCCATGCCGCCGGCAACGGCCAGCCCGCGCCGCCACGCCTTGCACTGGTGGCCGACGATGCCATCCTCCTGGCACCCACGCCTACCGCTGATGGCTGGCGTGGGTTCCTCATCGCTGAGGCGACAGCTCAGGGCCAGCCGCGGTCGTTCCACTGGCCGGGGCAGCCGGATCCAGCGGCGCTGCTGCAAGTGCCGATGCCCGCTGCTGGATCTGGCGGAGCAGTGTGGGCGGCGGAAGCTGCATCTCTTTCCATTCCGCCATCTCCCGATACACCCGATTCACCCGAATCTCAGCTTCAGTGATGCTGGCGAAATACCCCAGGCTCCAATACCGCCCCTGAAACCACACCCGCGCCTGAAATGGCCGGTTCTTCATGTGCGGGCAGTGGCACACGCCACGGGGATAACAGCTCACTGCAGCGCCGAGAGGGTGGGGTACGGCTAGGTTTCCGACCCGTGGTTAAGCCGTTAGCACGGCATACGGCAGTCGGGACCGCTGACAGGGAAGCGTTCTGCTGCTCCCATGTCTTCGGTCTACTCGCAGGCCTACGGCTACAACTTCTTCTTCCAGGTCCTGAAGAAAGGATCGGTGAACCTGTCCACCCTGCTGCCTAACGCAGGCCTCGGTGCTGGCAAGTTCATCGACAACACCACGGTGATGGCTAACACCTCGCTGGTGTTCCCGCATGGCACCGGCTCCACGTTCAAGCTGCTGGCCGGTGATACCAAGGTGGTCACCAAGGCTGCCATCGCATCCAACGTGGTGACACTGACGTTCGGCAGCGCCCATGGCATCGCCAACGGCAGCGTGATCGGCGTGGCCAACTTGCCCGCACCGTTTACTGCTGCAAACGGCACCTTCACGGTCACCGCCGTGACGACCACTGCGCCGTTCACGCTGACCTACGC